CCCCCCTGTGTTGCCACAGGGGGAGGGTTGAAAGCTTGCTTTCGATCATCCAAACCGGTCAGATCGCGTTGCGCGATAGGTTTTCGAATCTCCTCTAGAGATTCTGCGGGAGTGTACATTGCCACTGGCGTACACAACCGTCCTATTCGCCTTCTCGTTTTTGGCTTGCTAAGATGAGGGTCACGCATGATGATGCTCCGAATGGCCCTTTTGGACCTTTTGGACATCTGACTGCTCCTCAGTATCTCGCTAAACGTGTTACTTTCTAGTGCTGCCTTACCGAGTTTCATGCGCCTCTTTCCTTCGCGCCTCTGATCTCGGTATTGCAGAACTGGGGACTCCGGGAGCGTAGTACCACTTATCCGCCATTGTGCGGTGTCGTGGTAGTCTACGTCTCGGAGTGCGTCATTCAGTTCTTGGCCACCTTTCGTAGGTGTTTTACTCGCGCTCGCTAAAAGACCCGCTCGATTTTCATCGATGCGGAGCTTGCGCGGTGGTCTTGGTGCCTTTCCTCCTTGAAGGAGAGTACCAGCCAATAACTGTATTGACGGAGTGCCTTCGCCGGACCCTCCTATTTTGACGGGTCCTGAAGGACATTTATGTACACGGAGTCTCGCAATTGTCTCGCGAGCTAGTGTGTGAAGATGGTCTTTTCCATTGGTACGAATCTGACGGCCTAGGTGTTCCAGGACACCCAGTGCCTCTTTTCGACCGTTCCACCGGCTTTTGGCTCCTGTAGCCTCCGCTAGGGTCAGAAACATCTTTCCCTTCGCTGTGCCCGGTTCTGTAATTTCCACCAAACGTTCGCAGAAGACACCTCTTGGACCCGCGAATGATTTCGATACGTTCACCTTGAGCCCTACACTTTGTAGGTTCGCGGTGTATCGTTCCGAGACCTTCCTCGTCCAGAGGCCAATCAAGTCGTCGCCACATACTTGATGGTCTTCTTTTGACGCGCCTGCCGCCCACGCGGCCCAGGCGTTGATAAGAGATAGAATAGTCCATGAAAGGCCAAGGCCCATGTGAATTCCACGCTTCGTCATTTTCCCGTCTAGGGATTGTGGTCCTAGCAAGGCCTCTCCGGCGCGATAGACTGCCTCAACCTCACCTGCAAGGGTGCACAGCTCCTTCCATACATGCTGTGCCACCTGGTGAGGGATCCAGTCAGTCGCGGCTGATAGGTCGGCCGAGAACAAGCGCGTTTCTTCCCAGTTCTTATTCGTAAGGACGATT